ACAACGAAGCCTTAACTTATATGCGGTATGAAGACACTAATAATACGACCTTTATTGAGACAGATGATTTTAGTGTAAGTACAGCTATTGATGAGTCTTTTAGTAACCTTTCTTCTGAATGTTTAATAGATGCAGATTTTAGTGAATTATGTGATGTGTATGATTTAACAAATAGTTTTGAAAGTGATGACTTTCTATACGGAGTAGATGAGGATATAATATTTGGTTATGACGAAGATGAAATGTTTTATGGATACAATATGGGAGAGGATGAATTTACAGACACCTCTACGATTGTTCTTGGAGTTGTTGGGGATGGGGGTTCTTTTGATTATAATGACGGTGATATTTTTATCACTGATGATATTGACTTTGATTCGTTCATAGATGTAAACTTAGAAGATGATACATTATTTATACATCTTGATAGCGAGTACGATATTGAGTTCCTTGATCCATTGCCTGATTTGGAAGAAATCGACTTTTTAGAAATAGTCGAAATAGAAGAAGAAGAATTTATCCAACATTTTGAAGAAGTACAAGAAAGAATGGAAGAAGACTTTCTTGTCTTTATGGAAGAAGAGATTTCTGAAGAAGAATTTGTTGAAGTTGTAGAAGAATTTTTTGATGAAGAAGAAGCAATAGAGGAAGAGGAAGAGGCATTAGACGAAGCTATTAATGAAATAACCCCTGAAGAAGTAGAAGAAGAGCAAGAAGAAAAAGGATCTACGAGAAGAAATATAATCAGCACACGCAATCTTGTTTCTAATTTAGTTTCTACAGTAGTAAGAGGAAGTTATAGTTCATCAAACAATATCACAAATAACAACAATAATAATTCTAATAATTCTGTAAATGTTTCGGGTAATACCGCTACAAATGTAAATTCACCTACCACATCAAATCAAGTAGCAGCCAACCAAGTTCAAACTAATACTGTATTACAATCTATTACTGTAATGCCAATGCCTGGTGTTGATAATACACCGTCTGTTGTTATGGCTGAGGTTCAGGTAACAACTATGGAGAATCAGATAGAAAGTGTTACATCTTCTGTAATGACTGCATCGGAAGCAGACCAAGTAGCAGAACAAATTGTTTCTCAAAATATACAAGCTCAACAAGAAGAGAACCAAAGAAGTCAAAACGAATCAGGTGAATATAATGCTCAAGGACAGGCTAATCTTTTAGCTTTTATGGGTTACTCAGCCGGATTTAATACTTATCAAAACATGAACATACCTGACGGTTCAAATTGGTATGAACCAAGAACTATATATGCAAATGTTGTTTTAGATGATAATATTTCCGGGTATTATAATTTAGTAGGAACTAATTTAGATCAACAAGCTAATATAATACAAACACAAAACATGGAGTTTTTTAGATAATGGCCGAAGAAATTAAAGTAGTGGAAGTAGAAAGACGGTCTTGGTACAACAATCCTGAAGGTTTTGATAAATGGAGAATATTTCCTCGCATATTAATAACCTTGTACGGGGTTATGTTTTACAAAACTTGTGATTGGTTTATGACATTGCCCGATCCAACTAATTCACAGTCAGCTTTTGTATCTATTATTGTAGGAGCAGGAGCTGCTTGGTTCGGCTTGTATATTGGTAAAAAATAATGTCAAGAAATATATATGGAGAAAACAATGAAAAATATCTTGCCTAAATTACAACAGTACATCACTATAGTGGGAGTCATCACCGCGATAGGCGGTGGTTTCTACACATGGGGCCAATTTAATTTAAGATTGGACAATATTGAAAAAAAGAAAATTAAAACAGTTGATATTGCCCCATTAAAAACAAGTATTGCTGAACTATCAACAAAGGTCGACAACATAGAACAAAGATTAGATAGAACAGAGGACAGGGTTGATAAAGTTGGCAATAATGACAATCCATTAGCACAGTAGGAGGTTTTTATGGGTAAGAAAAAAGATAAAAAATGGATTCAAAAAGCTGATTTAAAAGAAGGAGCTTTTACTAAAAAAGCAAAGAAAGCCGGTTATGGCGTTCAAACTTACGCAAGTAGAGTTTTAAAAAATCCTGAAAATTTTGACAAGAAAACTGTTCGTCAAGCAAAATTAGCTCAAACATTTAAAAATATGGCTTAATACAAGGAGGTCTTAATGGCTGAAGAAAAGAAAACAAAAAAAACCCCTAAGAAAAAAGAAAAAAAGAAAGAAACTGACAAATATGCACGAGTAGGTTTTGTCCAGGCTACTAAATCTAAATAATTGCTGATAAACAGAATATATATGTAAACACAATTACTATTTTTATTCCTGTATCAAAGTATTTTTCAAGCATTTTTTAACTCCTTTAACTACTGTATTTATCCCTTTTTACAGATAAATCAAGTGTTTTTTTGTTAAAAAAATGCGACATTTTTTCTTATTTCGTTTACATATAAAAATAATATGGTTGACAACTGTAAACAAATCACTACTTATAGAACATGATGTATGATTATGAAGCTCTTCAACACGTTTTAACTTTAGTCCGAGATAGAAAAGAAGATTTATCGGCTCAACTTGAAACTGGTGGAATAGAAAATTGGTCAATGTATCAAAATGTAGTAGGACAGTTGCAATCCTTGGCATATATAGAATCCGAAGTCCAATCGTGGTTAAAAAGATTGGATGGAGAAGATGAATAAAAAGAAACTCTTTGTACCTGATAAGTACGCAGATGAAAAAATAGAACCTATAACCGATGATATTGGTTACGAATCAGCCTTTGTAAAAGAAGAAGATAGGTTTTTAGATCCCGAAAAATTAAATGCAAGTCTTAAAGAAAGATTACCTAACCCCACAGGATGGAGACTTATTGTTGTTCCTTATCAAGGAAAAGCAAAAAGTGATGGAGGTATCTTTATTCCTGACAAAGTAAGAGAGCAAGAAGCTCTTGCTACAACAGTCTGTTATGTTTTAAGCACTGGCCCTGATTGTTACAAGGATAAAACTAAATTTCCAAACGGAGATTATTGTAAAGAAGGTGATTGGGTACTCATTGCTCGATATGCCGGAACGAGAGTTAAGCTTGAAGATTTTGAAGTAAGAATTTTAAATGATGATGAAATTCTAGCAACTGTCTTAGAGCCTAGTGATGTAAAAACTTTTTAGGAGAAAAAAATGGAAGAAGAAAACAATTTAAACGAAGAAACAGAAGTGGCATTACCTCCTCAAGAAGAGGAAACAAATGATGTAGAATTACCTACTCCACCAGAAAACGAATCAGTTGTAGAAGAAACTGCTGAAGCTTCGGAAAATGTAGAACAAGAAATTACTGAAGAAGAGTTACAACAAAAGAAAAATAAAACTCAAGACAGAATTAATGCTCTAACAAGAAAAAGAAGAGAAGCAGAAGAAAGAGAGGCAGCAGCTTTAGAATATGTAGAAGTGCTTCATAAAAAAGTTACCGACCTTGAAAGTAAAAACAAAAAAATTGATGTAGGTTTTACTAATGAATTTGAATCAAGAGTAGCTTCTGAAGAAGACCAAGCAAGAAAAGCATTAACGGATGCTACGGAATTAAATGATCCTATAAAAATAGCTGAAGCTACTTCAGCATTAGCTAAGGTAGAAATTAACAAAGAAAGATTACGGGTAATGAAAAATAGGCAAACAGCTAGACCAGCTGAACAGCCTGTTGCTCCAATTCCACAACAAAATGCTGCCCCGCAAGCACAACCCAAACCTGATCCCAAAGCAGAAAGCTGGGCAGCAAACAACACCTGGTTTGGAAATGACAGAAAATTAACTGCTGTAGCTATGGATATTCATACAGAGTTAATTGATGAAGGTTTTGATGGTTCTACAGATGGATATTATGAAGAATTAAATAAAAGAATAAATCCGTGGTTAGGAACAGCAGGGGTGAAAACACCTGATGTAACAGGAGAAGAAACAGAGATTAAGAGAGGTTCTTCTCCTGTAGCCCCGGTTAATTCAGGAAGATCAGTTGCAAAAAAACCAAAATCTGTTAGATTAACTAAGTCCCAGGTAGACATTGCTAAAAGACTTGGTATACCGAAAGAAGAATATGCAAAAGAATTAGTAAAACTACGAGGATAATAATTATGAATAAAAAAACTGAAACAAAAGAATTTACGGATGAGGTCACAGCTACTGAAGCAGCTGATAGATCTTCACGGAATAAAGAAACAAGAGAAGCTTCAACTCGCCCAGTGCAATGGCGGCCACCTAATAAATTGCACGCCCCGGATGCTCCAGACGGATTTGTTCATCGTTGGATTCGAGCGGAAATGTTAGGACAGGAAGATAAATCCAATGTCCATCGCCGAATGCAAGAAGGTTATGAACTTGTAAGAGCGGATGAGTATCCAGATTCTGATTTACCGGTAGCTGAAGGCAGATACGCGGGCATTATCGGAGTTGGAGGATTGCTATTAGCTCGTTTCCCAGAAGAATTAAGGAAACAGAGACAACAATATTATAGCGATAGATCTAACCAGCAAATGGAAGCTGTTGATAATGACTGGATGAAGGACAACAATCCTTTAATGCCTAAAGACAAGCCGGAAAGAAGAACACAAGTATCATTTGGTCAACCCAGAGTTGATAAATAATTAGTCAACTCTAAATTAAAAGGAGTTTAACTCATGGCAAATAAAGATGCCCCTTTTGGTTTGCGTCCAATTAGAATGATCGGAGGCGGTGATTTTACAGGCGGCCAAGACAGATTTAGTGTAGCTAGTAGCTATAATACCAGTTTATACCAAGGAGATCTCGTAGAGCCTCTCACTAACGGTACAATTGGTAGAAAAGCTGCTGGAGAAACAGATGCTGTTCTTGGAGTATTTAACGGCTGTAGATATACAAATCCCACAACCGGAACACCTACTTGGGCCAATACCTATCAACAACCGATTGCAGCAAGCGACATCTACGGATTCGTAATTTGTGATCCTAATGTTGTTTATGAAGTACAAGCAGATGACACATTCCCAACAACTGATTTATTCGGCAATTTTGATATTGTTGATAATTCACCAGTTGGAGATACATCTTCTGGTATTTCACACGTAGAACTTGACGTCGCGACAGGCAATACTACTGCTACTCTTCCTTTGAAAGCCATTGGCATTTCAACGGATGCAGATAACAGTGATACAACGTCTGCTAACACCAACGTGGTCGTTACTATTAACAATTCAGTGTTTTCTGGTGGCACTGACGGTCTAGCATAGGAGGTTAACATGGCTATATCACGCGCACAACTCGCAAAAGAACTAGAACCAGGCCTCAACGCTTTATTTGGACTTGAATATGCTAAATATGGTGACGAATCCCAGGAGATTTTTGAAACAGAATCTTCTGACAGAGCATTTGAAGAAGAAGTAATGCTCGTTGGATTTGGTAATGCTGCGGAAAAAGCAGAAGGTGCAGGCGTACAATACGACTCAGCTTCAGAAGCTTATACTTCTCGTTATACACATGAGACAATTGCTCTTGCATTTGCTCTAACGGAAGAAGCTGTTGAAGATAACTTGTATGATCGTCTAGCAACTCGCTATACTAAAGCATTAGCTAGGTCAATGAATCACACTAAACAAGTTAAGGCAGCTAATGTTCTAAACAATGGTTTTAACAATAACTTCACTGGTGGTGATGGTGTTGAGCTTTTCTCAACTGCACATCCACTAGCATATGGAGGAACATTTGCTAACGAACCTACTACAGATGCCGATTTAAATGAAGCTTCTCTAGAAAATGCACTAATTGATATTAGTAATTTTGTAGACGAAAGAAATTTAATCGTTGCCCTTAACGGAAGAAAACTTGTTGTTCCGTCACAACTAAGATTTGTTGCTGACAGAATACTTGAATCTACTCTTAGAGTAGGTACTGCTGATAACGACATTAACGCTATCAGAAATACAAGTGCTGTTCCTGAAGGATATGTAGTAAATCACTTCTTAACTGATCCTGACGCATGGTTTGTATTAACCGATGCTCCTAATGGTCTTAAACACTTTGAAAGAAGCCCATTAAGGACAGCAATGGAAGGTGACTTCAACACAGGAAATATGAGATACAAAGCAAGAGAAAGATACAGCTTTGGATGGTCTGATCCTAGAGGAATTTATGGTTCAAAAGGCGCTTAGTCTTTTTTAGATTTCTGAGAAAAGGGTAGATTCTGTCTACCCTTTTTTTTGCCTATTGCATTCTCCGGGAAACTTTTATATTATGAAGAATCTTTGACGAACATGGTGTTCGACAGGCTACTCAACTGACAAGGAGAAAAACAATGGGTACAACAACTTTTAGTGGGCCAATTAAAGCAGGCCCAATCTCAAACACTACTGGAACAACAGTTGGCACTGATGTTGCTGATGTAGGCTATGTAACTATGGCTCAATCAGCAGTTCCAAATATTACTGGTGCAAGTCAACTTAATCAAAGAATGGCAGTTATACCTGCTAATTCACAGATTATTGATGTTATCTTAAATGTAACAACAGCTGGTGATGATACTGGAGCCGCAGTTATTTCTGTAGGAACTGCAGCAGATGCAGATGCTTTTTTAAACGGCATAAACACTAAAGCAGTGGGAACAACACATGGAACTTTAGATACTGAAGCTACTAATGTTGGAACAACTGATTTAGAAGTTCTTGCTGACTTTACTGGAGCAACTGGAGACGGAACAGCCGGTGTGGCGACTGTTACAGTTCTATATGCTCAGAACAATAATTTATCATAGGAGGCTTAAATGGCTGGCCCAGTTAGTGTCGCAAATTTAGGAGCTAATGCTACTGAAACTATCATTAATCCACAGTCTGCAAACCCTGCTGTAAATTATGCAAGTACAATTGCATATTTTAAAGGGATTGATTTTTCTGCAGGCGCTGGAGGAGAAGGTACAGTTAATATTCAAACACAAGTAAATGGATCTTGGGCAACACAGACAACATATTCTGTTAGCGCTAATAACAATGATTCTGTTTATATTCCAGGTGACATGGGAGTTCGTTTAAAAGACGGACTGCGAGTTACTACGGATGCGAATATTGACAACGCTCAAATATATTACACGTAATAGGAAATTAAGATGGAAATGGACTTACTATGGAATGTTGGTTTAACCATCTTAATTGCCCCCGGTACTTACGCCATTGCCAACTTATTCGTGAGGATGAATAAATTGCAAGAAGATTTAAACAATTTAAAAGTTAAAACTGCTGAAGAGTATGTTACTAAAGATAGTCACCAAGATAGTATTGAACAAGTATTACGTCGCTTTGATAGAATAGAAACTAAAATTGATAGGATTATTGAAAATGGCTAGTGGTCGTTCTCAATTCGGTACTTTAACGAAAAGATCTTTTTATAGTACAGGCGGTAAAGTAAGAAAAAAAAAGAATAAAGGATGTGGTAAAATTATATCCTCTAGAAGAAAAACAACAAGGTATAGTTAATGACATTAAGTAACTCTAAAAACTTTGAATTAAATGTAACAGATTACATTGAGGAAGCTTATGAAAGATGTGGTTTAGAGTTACGAACAGGCTATGATTTAGAAACAGCTAAAAGATCTATGAATTTACTTTTGGCTGATTGGGCTAACAGAGGTCTTAATCAATGGACTATTCAACAAACGATTACCACAGTAACTGAAGGGGTAAATTATATTTCTCCAGGAACTGATACTATTGATGTATTAGATGCTGTTTTAAGACGAAATGAAAATGGTACAGATACAGATATGTCTTTAGGAATGGTAAGCCGTGCAGAATTTTTAAACATTCCTGATAAGTCTAATAAAGCTAGACCAACTCAATATTTTTTAGACAAACAAATTGATCCTAAAATATATTTATGGCCTACTCCAGATAATAGTACAGATAAAATAGTTTATAATAGGTTGGTAAGAATGGATGATGCTGATGCGGCAACTAATACTTTACAAATGCCTTTCAGATTTTATCCATGTTTAGCAAGTGGACTAGCTTATATGTTGGCTGTTAAAAAAGCTCCTGAAAGAATGGAAATATTAAAGGCTGCATATGAAGATGATATGCGAAGAGCTATTGATCAAGATGAACCTCGGTCATCCTTTAGAATAGCTCCCGATATGAGGAGTTACAGGGTAAGATAATGAATTACGCTCTTGGAAAATTTGCAATTGCTATATGTGACATTTGTGGTCAAAGGTACAAATTACATGAATTAAAGAAACAATGGAATGGTTGGAAAGCTTGTCATGAATGTTATGATCCAAAACAACCACAACTAGAGATACCTACAAATACTGTAGATCCACAAGCATTATACGAGCCAAGACCTAGTATTGATGTAGAGGCTGG